GTTACGAAGCATTGAACAACTGGTGGACACAATCTGGATCGAATATGAACATTGAAAAGTTAATGAATTTTGATCCATACCTTGGTCGTGTGACAGAACCGTTACAGAAAGAACAATAATTACCCCTTTGTCTGTGAGTCCAGACTTTCTTTTGTAAAGAAATTTGACAAAATTTTATATTTGCTATATAATTATGTTACGTTTCTTAATAAAACTTAAATGACTGTTACAACTGAGAGTGGTGGAAGACAAAATGCTTTCCCAAATGAAACTCGTCCTTACATTGATGAGAGTGCATCATACGAAGGATACCCACAGAATGCAGAAAAAGTTAATGGTCGTTGGGCTATGATCGGTTTCGTTGCACTACTAGGTGCGTATGCTACCACAGGACAAATTATTCCAGGTATATTCTAATGAATTACTGGAAGACCGCAGAGCAAATGAATGGTAGACTTGCCATGATGGGTTTGCTTGCAGCCGTAGTTAACTACGGATTTACTGGATGGATTATTCCAGGCATTTTCTAAGATGAAAATCAAATCACAATTCACAATTAACAAAAGGTACAAACTCATGACACCAGAAGCAGAAAGATTTAACGGTTGGGCAGCTATGCTTGGCTTCGTTGCAGCAGTAGGAGCATATGCAACAACAGGAAATATTATACCAGGTATATTCTAAATGAAAAAAGAAATTGAAAAGGAAAAGGTAGTTGCTGAAAAACTTAACGGTAGATTAGCAATGCTCGGCATTGTCGCAGGATTAGGTGCTTACCTAACAACAGGTCAAATCATTCCTGGTTATGTGTAATGAAAAGCGTACCAGTACCCCTTAGAGTAGTTCCGTACATCTTTATGGTGGCAGTTATTTCTGCTATCCCTATGGGTGTACTGGTATAATTACTCACCTAAAAGTTTACAAAACTAAATACTTCTAGTAACAAATCTTAATACATATGGGCAATCTTACTGCCACACACGAAATATCACCTTTTGCAGCCATTCTTTGGTGCTTCTATCCTTTCGCAGCACTCGTACTCTTTGAGTTAATCATGAGAGCATCGGATGGAGATGACGATGATGATCAAGGTGGTGGGTTAATGTCTCCAGTTTATCAAGGATCATAATGTATCAAATCACTTTCTTACTCACAGTAGCACTATACACATACACCAATGCAGGTCAATTCGTTTTTCAATAGTCCATACTATGCACTCTATGAGTTTGCATTCTTTTGTGCAGTCGGATTCACTGCAGGTTCTCTAGGTATGATATGAAATTTCATCTTCCCAGAAAAAAATTATGGATTGCTGCCTTGAAACTTCAAAGGTGGCCTGTTAAGTGGTGGGATGAGAAGGTAGAAGAGAGAAGAAATAAAGAAAAAATTCGTAAAGAAAAAATATCGAGGTTGTATCCAAAGAAATGAACCCACTCCATATATTACCGATGTTTATGATGATCTTCTCAGGAACGGTTGTCATTACCACACTCATGGTGGTCATGATGGGTATGATGATGCCTGAGGACATTGACAAGTCCTTCTAAATACTGTATAATAATTGGATAGTATACAGTTACATATGAGAAACCAAATAATCTCAGCACTCCTAGCACATGCACAAGGAGATATCCAAAAGCATAAGATGAATGTGGAAGTATACCTCACAAGTCCTGTTGGTATAGGAGAGCATTCCAATGTGATGGAAGCAATTGAAGAAGAATTAAACATGATTGCTAAGTATGAAGACCAGATTTCTGTCCTCAAAAAACATTTTTTGATTAAGGATCAAGGATAATGTTAGCAGCAGAATTAAAGACAGGCACCAAGAGATCCCACACAGCAGCAGAGAACACTAAGTTTGTGGGGTCTTTTCTGCGTGGTGTCGTGAGCGAACAGAACTATAGAACGTTAATAAAAGATTTCTACTTTATATACTCTGCTATAGAAGAGGAGATGGAAAGGTTACAGGACGATGAGTTCCTTTCTCCTATTTACTTCAAGGAATTAAATCGTTTGAACTTCTTGAAGATGGATTTGAGATACTACTATGGTCCTAACTGGATGATGGAGATCAAACCATCCGAAGCATGTATTCAATACGTTGAGAGGATACATGAGGTAGCAGACAAAGACCCTTACTTATTAGTAGGACATCATTACACTAGGTATCTTGGAGACCTATCAGGTGGACAGATACTAAGAAACATAGCAGAGAAGGCACTAGACCTACCAAAGAACGAGGGTCTTCACTTCTATGACTTTCCTAAGATTGATGACAAGAAAGAGTTCAAGACCAAGTACAGAGAGGGATTGGATAAGGTCACTAGTGATTCTAGTAAGATAAATGACATCATAGCAGAAGCAAACTATGCATTCCGATTGAACATGTATTTGTTTGATGGTTTATCAGGAGATAACAAGGACGCATGGAACTCAGCAGCAAAAGTGTTTGTTAAGACTATGGCATCAGCAATCACAGGAATTTTTAAATGATTATCTTTTCCTTCATACTTTCATTGTTTGCTAATCATCTACCTGTCATGTACGTTCAAGTACCACAGTGGGCAGATGATTGGGCAGTTTGTGCTGTAGATATACCTGATGCTAAGTGTCATTGGTATGTTGTATCACCTGATAATACATTTGGTGAAGGATTTGATTGGGAAAGTGCTCCTTGGTTTGATGCGAATGGTTTGAATGACATCGCACCAATGCAAGCAAAAACTGTTGTTGAAAAACTACAAGAAAATAATTAATGGCAACTTTGATTTCTAATATGCCCGCAGAAGAAGTGTGGGTTAGAAAAGAATACCTTACTGATTTTAAGTCTGGTCATGGTGAATTTACAAGAGGTGTTTGGGTATCATGTAAGTCAATGCCTGGTAGGGCATTTTATTTTGAGACATACTTACCAGAGTATGCAGCAATCTATGATAAGTTACCTATCAGTGCATTTGTAAGTGAACCTAAGACACCTGATCCTGATATGGATCTACCTAACCTACAGTTCTGGAACTGTATGGACTATGGTGTTACAACTATATGCAAACAGTTCATAGGTTCTATGGACTATGAGTTGTACACTAGAGATTTTGGATCACAGTTGGGAAAGTATATTATTACAATAGATAATTACCATGATGAACCTGATACACCTGACTACAGTACAGCAGAAACACCTTCGGAACATAAGAGTCACAATCTCATACAACTAAATAACGGTCAGTTTGCATTGTATCCTAATAATAGGATGAGAATATATGATAATTCATTGACTCCTAAGCAACCTAAGATGCCTGACTTCAAAGTATCCACCAAGATTTTTAGTGTAGAACGTGGTCACATGGAGAGATATGGTGACACGGATGATTACCATTACGGTTTACCCAAAGAATTGTAACAGTCGCTACACATTAAGTTGCATATATAATATAACTGTGTTAATATAAACACAATCGTTCATCCCATGCCATTTCTTATTTACCTATCTTTATTGGCATCACACGAACCAGTCCATTGGACTATTAAATGTGAGCAGTGGACAGAACTAGCTGTTGAAGTTATGCAAGATGAATATCTTGATGACAGAAGCAAGTCAGATCTGATCAACTACTTTGCTACAAAAGTAGAGGAAGAATGTGATGCATTGGGACGCAAGTAAGCCGACACGGAACGGGTTCGTTCATCCCTAACGGGACGCAAATGCCGACTGAAGGAACGGATGTCAAAGTCCAATTACTTTAGGAGAAAACCGATGGCACAAGTCACATACCGTGGTGTTAAGTACAACACTGATGACAACAAGCAAACATCCACATCTAAGCAAGATCTTGTTTATCGTGGTGTAAAGGTAGCTAAAAAAGTTACTGTTGCTGCATAAATCAAAATTCATTTTTGATTTCATGAATCTGGGAAAAAATTTTTCCCAGATTTTTTTGTTTAAAAGGTCGCATAAATACCTATTGATAACAAGTATAGAAGTAAACTCTATGGAAGAGAGTCAAAGAAAAGAAAGAAAAGTTGCTAAAAGATTAATAAAGCTTGCCAAACTAAATTCCAAGTGGTATACTAAAGAGGATGTCAAGTACGCAAAATTAATTCGTAGAAGTATAAAACATAATGCCAACCTATAATGTAAAACACAAGGAAACTGGTGAAACAAAAGAGTTTCGTATGACAATTCAAGACTATGAACAATGGAGGATAGACAATCCAGATTGGGATAAAGATTGGACAGCAGGTGTAGCAAGCATGGGTGAAGTTGGAGATTGGAGAGACAAGATGAAGAAGACACATCCTGGTTGGGCAGATGTCATGGGTCAGGTTAAAAAACATCCTAATTATGGATCGTGTCCAAAATCAAAAGATGGATATCAGTGGTAAATTATGGCAGTTAAAAAGAAGACACCTTCTCCTACAGGTATGTCTAAGAAAATGTTGAAAAGGAAGAAACCTATTAACAGTAATTACTTCCTTGATGTAGGTCCTATTACCGAGAACCAAGAGTTCTTTTTTAAAGAATGGGATAAAGGTAAAAACTTATTCTCATTTGGTGCAGCAGGTACAGGTAAAACATTTATTGCATTGTACTTAGCACTTAAAGAGGTGATGAATGAAGAATCACCTTACGAAAAAGTGTACATCGTTAGGTCTCTTGTATCTACACGTGAGATTGGGTTCTTGCCTGGTACTCATGAAGATAAGTCAGAACTATATCAAATACCATACAAAAATATGGTAAGAAATATGTTCCACATGCCTGACCAAACTAGTTTTGATATGTTATATGATAATCTTAAAACACAAGAAACAATCTCATTCTGGTCTACATCATTCCTCCGTGGTACTACTCTTGATGATGCTATCATCATTGTTGATGAGTGTCAGAATCTTAACTTCCACGAACTTGATTCAATCATGACACGTGTTGGACAAGATAGTAAGATAGTATTCTGTGGAGATGTAAATCAATCAGATTTAGTTAAAACAAATGAACGTAATGGTATCTTAGATTTCCAACGCATTCTTCAAAATATGGATGAGTTTTCTGAAGTAGAATTTGGGGTAAGTGATATCGTTAGATCTGGTTTAGTAAAATCTTATCTCATTAGCAAGATGTCATTAGGATTATGATAGATACTGTCTTTACACACAAGGAATTAGTTCCTCTTGATATGAAAGCAGAAATGGTGGAGGGTAAAAGACTTTACTTAACACCTAGTGGCAATCATTATCCATCAGTTACTACTGTCATCAGTAATAATATTAAGAAGCAAAAGAGTCTTGCTAGATGGAGAAAACGTGTCGGTAAAGACAAAGCAGCTGCGATTTCCTCACGCTCTGCATCACGTGGTACAAAGTATCATTCAATAGTTGAGGACTACTTTAACAATGAGTTAAAGATTGATGAGTACAAGGAGACTCCACTTCCTGTATTCATGTTTCACAATAGTAAACGTGTACTAGATCGCATAAATAATATATTACTGCAAGAAGCAGCACTCTACTCAGACCATTTAGAAATAGCAGGTCGTGTAGATTGCATCGCAGAATTTGATGGGCAACTATCCATTATAGATTTTAAAACTTCTGCCGAACCTAAGAAGGAACAATATTTGTACGATTACTTTGTTCAAGAGACAGCATATGCTTGTTGTCTTCAAGAACTGTACGGTTTAACTGTTAAACAATTGGTAACTATAGTTGCTTGTGAGAATGGTGAAACGCAAGTTGTAATCAAACCACCTAAGAAGGAATATCTTCTTAAACTCATACAGTACATAGACGAGTACCAAACATATGGAAAAGAAAAACTTACTTGAAGATAAATTTATGACTAGTGCGAAGTTCTCACAAGAAGTAGAGAAAATTGCTGTGACAAATGAAGATATGAACTACATAGATTCAGTGCTACATCTTTGTGAAATAAATGAAATAGAAGTGGAATCCGTATCTAAATTGATATCAAAACCACTCAAAGAAAAGCTTAAATATGAAGCACAACAACTTAATTTTATGAAGAAAACAAGTCGTGCCAAACTAATGCTAGTATGAGTAAATTTTTTCAATCAGAATTAGTAAGAGGTGACATCCAAGAGATGGCTGCCCTTCAAGAGTTTTGTTTCAGATCAGTAACTAATCTTGCACTCCTTGATAAGGAAAGAAAGTTACAGTATTTTGAAGCACTAAAAAAATTATTAGATAAACAAAAAGTATTTCATGCCCGTCTTCAGTTGAGTGATGATCCAGAAGCAAAACAAGTTGCTGACAACATGAAACAGGCAGTCGTTATGTTAGGTGGAGATCCTAATTTAGAAGTCAGAGAAATGTTTGATGATCTCCTAACAAAAATAAAAAAGTTTGAAGAACAGGTTGACAAACAATCCTAGATGTGTTATAAATAATGTATACCTGACTGATCATCGGGTATGGGAGTGACTGAATAAACTTACTGGCAACCGCTAGTTAAGGTGATGAGACACAGGTGGTGCTGCTGATGCGAGTCAGAACCGACCAACCAGTCGGGTCTCAGGCAAGGAATGTATTTTACACTGTAGTAATGCCCATTCCTTTGTTGGTATACAGTAATCCAACCTCCCCCCTTTTTTAGATCACAATCCAATTAAATCCGAAGTAATATGTCATTCGCAGAATTAAAGAAAAAATCCCAATCAAATCTATCATTCCTACAAAAAGAACTAGAGAAGACAGTTAGTAACAAACAAGTTGATGAACGATTCTGGAAACCAGAAGTAGATGCATCAGGTAATGGTTACGCTGTCATTCGTTTTTTACCAGCACCAGATGGTGAGACAGTACCTTGGGCAAAGGTTTATAGTCATGCATTCCAAGGACCAGGTGGTTGGTACATAGAGAATAGTCTTACTACAATAGGAGACAAAGATCCAGTAGGTGAAGTCAATCGTAGACTCTGGAACAGTGGTGAAGATGCAGATAAAGATACTGCTCGTAAGCAAAAGAGAAAACTATCTTACTACAGCAACATCTATGTTGTAAAAGATCCTAAGCACCCTGAGAATGAGGGTAAAGTATTCTTATACAAGTATGGCAAGAAGATTCATGACAAGATTCTTGCAGCAATGCAACCTGAGTTCCAAGATGAGACACCAGTAAATGTCTTTGATCTTTGGGAAGGTGCTAACTTTAAGTTGAAAATTAAAAAGGTCGCAGGTTTCTGGAATTATGACAGCAGTGAGTTTGATTCTATTAGTGCTCTTAGTGCAGATGATACTGAACTGGAAGCAACATGGAAGTCAGAGCACTCACTAGAAGCGTTCACATCAGCAGATCAGTTCAAATCATACGAAGACCTAGAGAAGAGGTTAAACCTTGTTCTAGGGTCTGCTCCACGTCCTACAGCACCATCTGTAGATAGTGAAGAGTATGAACCAGTTGCACCTGCTCCACAATCAGACTTTCGTGCTAAGATGAGTGCTCCTACTCCTGTAAAACAGGAAGCAGTTGTAGAGGATGACGATGCACTATCCTATTTTGCATCTCTAGCATCTGATGACTAACACAGTTGACCTCTGGGTCAACTACAAAAAAGTTCTTGATGATGTTTTCCCTGAGTTTAAATTTGATTCACGGTGGTGTGAGTGGAAAGGTAAAGGTAATCTGACTTTAACAGCAGATATCTTTACTGCTCCACATTTTATAAAGTCAAGACGAGTAGATATTTACAACGAGAAATCAGATATCTATAACAATGTAATCTATCCTAAGACAGGGAGTTATCTTCCCTGTTTTGGTATGGATCTCATGGGATTTTTTAAAGAGAAAGTCATTATTGTATTTGACTTCCAACATCCAGTTGAAAAGTTTTTATTTTCTTTACCTAATTTACCTAAAGCAGAGAAAGATTATCGTTTCTTTGAGATGGGTAATCATTTTTCAGAAAATATCTTTGTAAGGTATTGTACCTTTGATGAGGTTGATTACTATCTACCTGAGTTTAGACTGTATCTTGAAACCTATCGTAAGATGATTGATAAGGCAAAACCTACTGGAGAAGACATAAGTTTTTATCAAGACTTTGATACTTACATGAAAAAACTAGATCCTATCTTAGGATACATGACTAGTAATTTTGGTGAGGATAATGCTAATCTTATGATGGATGAATTCTTCTTTCCTTATGCTATCTAAATAATAATGTTGAACTAGTATTTGTTGTGTCTACAAATGAAATATATCTAGGTAACCCGAATCTAAAAAAAGCGGGTACTCAGATTCAGTTTACAAAGAAACAAATAAAAGAATGGGTCAAGTGTAAGCAAGACCCAATATACTTTGCTACCAATTATATAAAAATCATTTCTCTTGACGAAGGTCTAGTACCTTTTAACATGTATGATTTTCAAAAAGATATATTAATGGATTTCCATGAAAATAGATTTAATATTGCAAAACTTCCTCGTCAGACAGGTAAAAGTACTACTGTTGTTGCCTACCTTTTACATTACGCTATCTTCAATGACAGTGTTAATATTGGTATACTCGCTAACAAAGCTTCAACTGCAAGGGAACTACTCGGTAGATTACAATTAGCATATGAGAATCTACCTAAATGGATGCAACACGGAATATTAGTTTGGAACAAAGGTAATGTTGAACTTGAAAACGGATCAAAGATATTGGCTGCTTCTACGTCTGCTAGTGCAGTTAGAGGTATGTCCTTCAACATTCTATTCCTTGACGAGTTTGCATTCGTCCCTAACCATGTCGCAGAACAATTCTTTGCATCGGTTTATCCTACTATTACTTCTGGTAGATCAACTAAAGTCATAATCATATCTACACCTAATGGTATGAACCACTTCTATAAGATGTGGGAAGATGCTAGAAATGGTAAGAATGGATATGTTACGAATGAAGTACATTGGTCACAAGTACCAGGCAGAGATGCTAAATGGAAAGAGGAGACATTAAAGAATACATCTAAGAGACAGTTTGCTCAAGAGTTTGAGTGTGACTTTCTTGGGTCTGCTGATACATTGATATCACCAGCAAAATTACAAGCAATACCATTTGAGGATCCAATACAAAGCAATGCAGGACTTGACGTATACGAAAGAGCTAAAGAAGGTCACGAATATATTATTACTGTTGACGTTGCCAGAGGTATCGGTGGCGACTACAGTGCTTTCATCGTGTTTGATATTACCACACTACCGTATAAAATCGTGGCCAAGTACAGAGATAATGAAATTAAACCTGTACTGTTTCCATCGGTAATCTTACAAGTAGCAAAAGAATATAGATTTCCATACATCCTAGTAGAGGTAAATGATATAGGAGATAGTATAGCAGCAACATTAAACTATGACCTTGAGTATCCTAATGTACTCATGTGTTCTATGAGAGGTAGAGCAGGTCAAGTAGTAGGTCAAGGGTTCTCTGGTAACAAGACTCAATTAGGAGTTAAGATGAGTATCACTGTTAAGAAACTAGGTTGTTCTAACTTAAAAGCATTACTAGAAGACGATAAACTTACATTCAAAGACTTTGATATACTGAGAGAACTTACTACATTCATACAAAGAAAGCAGTCATGGGAGGCTGATGATGGTTATCATGATGACCTTGTAATGTGTATGGTATTATTCTCATGGTTAGTCATGCAAGATTACTTCAAAGAGATGACTGATCAAGATGTAAGAAGAAGAATTTATGAAGAACAAAGGAATCAAATAGAGCAAGACATGGCTCCTTTTGGGTTTGTTGATGATGGTTTAGGAGAGGATACGTTTATAGATGGTGAGGGAAACCTTTGGGAATACGGGAGTTCAGAGGTTGACGTGGAATACATGTGGAATTACTAGGGGATTCGCAAGTCCCCTAAGACTTTTAAATCGCTAAGACTTTGATAATTCTAAATAATTAGAGATAAATTGGAATTATCAGAGGAGAAAAACATGGCAAGTCAAGTCTCGCCTGGTGTAGTTCTTAGAGAACGTGACCTAACAAACGCAACAATCGTTGGAGATTCAGCTCTTACAGCTGCTATCGTTAGTACATTTCAAAAAGGACCTATTGATCAGATTGTAAACATCGCCGATCAAAAATCACTCATCAGCGTTTTCGGTACACCCAAAGAAGCTAATGCAGAAGATTGGTTGGTCGCTTCAGAATTTTTAGGTTATGGCGGTAGACTCGCTGTAGTACGTGCTTCTAGTGGAGTACAAAACGCTGCTAATGGTGGTGGTGTTCTTGTTAAGAATGACGCTGCATGGGAATCTGGTGTTGGTAACACTAAGATATTTGCTGCACGTTCTGCTGGAACATGGGGTAATGGAGTAAAGGTTGTTGTAGTTGATCGTGGTGCTGACCAGATCATTACACTTGCTTCTGCACCATCTGCACCTCCTTCAGCTGGAGACACAGTTACATTTAATGTGAGTGGTGTTGCAAAAACTGCTGAACTAGTTGCAATAAGTGGACTAGATTACACAGTTGTTCTTGACGATCCAACAGTTCTAATCTCTGACTCTGATAACATAGAAGGAACAACTATCAACGCTGGTAATGCTGGTGCTGATATTAATGTATCCGCAGCAATAGATGCTTATACAAATACATCTATAGGTTCAACAGGATTGAAACTATCTGCTATAGGACCTCGTCCTGGTACTTCAAGTTTTGCATCTGATAGAGGTGTAAAGTATGATGAAGTTCATGTTGGTGTTATTGACACAACAGGAGATGTCTCAGGTGCTGCTAATACAGTTTTAGAAAGATTTACTTTCCTTTCCAAGATATCTGACGCTAAGAGTCCTGAAGGTGGTTCACTCTACTACAAGGATATTATTAACGATCAAGCACAGTTTGTTTTCCACGGTGCTGATGTTGGAAGTTTATTTGAACCAAACAGTACAGGTGGTGGTAAGGTATGGGGTCTTGCATCATCTGCTCTTGCTTCTGGTGATTACTTCAAACTATCAGGTGGAAACGAGACTGATCTAAGTGGTGGTACAGATGACTATGCTTACACTGCTGGTGAAGTTGCTGCTGGTTATGATCTATTTTTAGACACAGAAGAAACAGAGGTTGACTTTGTTCTTATGGGTGGATCAATGGGATCTGAAGCGGACACTAAAACAAAAGCACAGAAAGCAGTTGCTATTGCAGCTGGAAGGAAAGATTGTGTAGCATTTGTTTCTGCATTTAAAGGTAACCAAGTTGGATCAGGTGGATCTGCTCTTACTACATCACAACAGAAGACAAAGACTCTTAACTTCTTCAACACTATTACTTCAACATCATATGCTGTTTTAGATAGTGGTTACAAGTACATGTATGATCGTTTTAACGACAAGTATCGCTACGTGGCATGTAATGGTGACGTTGCTGGCTTATGTGTTAACACTTCTACAACAGTTGCTGATTGGATTTCACCCGCAGGATTATCTCGTGGTGGAGTTCGTAACGTAGTTAAGTTAGCATATAATCCTAACAAGGCAGATAGAGACGAACTCTATCAAAACAGAATTAACCCTATTGTAAGTTTTCCTGGAACTGGTGCTGTACTATTTGGTGACAAGACTGCTCTTGCATCACCTTCCGCATTTGATAGGATTAATGTTCGTAGACTATTCCTTAACATTGAGTCTAGAGTTGAAGCACTTGCTAAGAGTGTTCTATTTGAACTTAATGACGAGGTTACTCGTACTGGATTCCTTTCAAATATCAATTCATATTTGAATGACATCGTTGCACAGCAGGGTATCACTGACTTCTTAGTTGTTTGTGATTCTTCAAACAACACACCAGCAGTTATTGATCGTAACGAATTTGTTGCGGAACTGTTCATCAAACCTGCCCGTTCCATCAACTATGTAACAGTAACATTTACTGCTACTAGAACTGGTGTATCGTTCAGTGAAGTCATTGGACGCTAATTCGTTAAATATATAAGAAGAGGACATTAAAACAATGGCAATTACAAGCAACGTATCAAGCTTTTTAACACAGGTTAAACAGGGTGTCAGACCTAATATGTTTCAGGTGGACATTACGTTCCCTGGTACAGTTGAGGCTGATCAAACTTTAGTTTCATATATGTGTAAGTCTGCTGCACTTCCTGCATCAAACATTGGTGTAATTGAAGTTCCATTCAGAGGAAGAACAGTTAAGATTGCTGGAGACAGAACATTTGATAACTGGTCAGCGACATTCATCAATGATAAAGAGATGAAGTCACGTTCATATTTTGAGCAATGGTTAAACCAGATCAATACACATAAAGCAAACACAGGTGAAATTCAAGATCCTACAGCGTATGGTCGTTCAGTTGTTATCAGACAACTTGAAAAAGATAACTCACCCGCAGGTTCTGAACTAAGATCATACAAGTTATGGTATGCATTCCCAATAAGCACATCTGCTATTGATCTTGCATATGATAGTAACGATCAGATTGAAGAATTCTCAGTTGAATTTCAGTATTCTTACTGGACTGTTGGAGATGATAGTGATACAACTGCTGGAGATAGCGGAATTTCTATCCTATAAATAACAGTAGGAAACACTTAGTTTAATTAGTAATGGGTCAATTATTTGGCTTTCAAATTAACCGCAAGACAGAAAAGAAAGGTCAATCACCAGTACCTCCTCTCGCTGATGAACCTGTCTCAATTGCAGCTGGCGGTTATTTTGGAACATACGTAGACACAGATGCCACCGCAAGGAATGAATATGAACTTATCCGTAGATATAGGGATATGGCTCTTCATCCAGAGGTGGATTCTGCTGTTGACGAGATAGTGAATGAGTTTGTTGTTTCTGACAACAACGATAGTTGCGTTGATATCAATCTAGAAAATTTAGATATTGGTGCAGGAGTTAAAAAGAAAGTAAGAGATGAGTTTGATTACATCAAGAGATTGATGAACTTTGATAATCGTGCTCATGAAATTGTTCGTTCGTGGTATATTGACGGACGAATTTTTTATCATAAGGTAGTTGATTTAGATAATCCTAAACAAGGTATTACTGAATTACGTTACGTAGACGCAATGAAAATGCGTAAGGTAAGGCAGAAACTTGGAAAGATGGGTAATAATATGGATCCCAATATTTCAAGAGCACTAAAGGGAACCGCTTTAGAAAATGAATGGGGTAACTATATTGACTATTATCTGTACAACCCAAGAGGATACTTAAGAGGTGGTGCGTTAGGTCCTGTGGGAGATATGTCTAACTCACAAGGAATTAAGATGGCAGTTGATTCAATTGCTTTCTGTTCTTCTGGACTACAAGATTTAAACAAAAGAATGCATCTTAGTTTTATGCACAAGGCGATTAAGTCTCTTAATCAACTCCGCATGATTGAAGATGCTCTTGTTATATACAGATTATCTCGTGCTCCTGAGAGAAGAATATTCTATATTGATGTAGGTAATCTTCCAAAGGTAAAGGCAGAACAATACTTACGTGATGTAATGGCACGTTATCGTAATAAATTAGTTTACGATGCAAGCACTGGTGAGATCCGTGATGACAAAAAGCATATGAGTATGCTTGAAGATTTCTGGTTACCTAGAAGAGAAGGAGGTCGTGGAACTGAAATTACTACTCTACCAGCTGGACAAAATCTTGGAGAACTTAAGGATGTTGAGTACTTTAAGAAAAAGTTATACAACTCACTTAATTTGCCACCTAGTCGTCTTACAGATGATAACAAAGGATTCAATCTTGGAAAAACAACTGAAGTTCTTAGAGATGAACTTAAGTTCACCAAGTTTATTGGACGTTTACGTAAAAGGTTTGGAGAATTATTTCACGATATACTCAAGACTCAACTCATCCTGAAAGGAGTCATATCTCCTGAAGATTGGGATGAGATGAAAGAGCATATACAGTATGACTTTCTCTTTGATAATCATTTCAATGAATTAAAAGAGAAGGAGTTAATGACTCAACGCATTCAACTTGCAACTCAAATGGATGTATTTGTTGGTAAATATTATTCAATTGAATATATCCGCAAACATATTCTTGAACAATCTGAGAAAGAATATAAAGAGATTGACAAGCAAATGCAAAAAGAGATTGATCAAGGTCTTGCTATGGATCCTATTGATGTGACTCAACTAGATCAGATGGATCGTATGAATACAGCGTATGCTCCAGAAATCCAGTCACAGCAAGCAGATAACCAAGCAGCACTTGACCAAGCAGCTGCGGATGATGCTCATGAAAAGCAATTAAAAATGGCAAAATCTCAACCTGCACCTACAAGTAATACTAAATAATTAATTATTATGTCTGAAGAGAACAAAACTGATCAAGCAAATCCCGAAGCTGAAGTAATGGATGTTGTATCACATATAGCTGATAACAAACGTGCAGATGCTATTGACAAACTTCAAGATTTGCTTTACGCAAGATCAAGTGACGCTGTTGATCAATATAAAAAATCAGTAGCAGCGACATATTTTCAAGAACCCCCAGAGGAAACGCCCGATGAAACTGATAACGGAAACGATTGAAGATGTACAAGTAATCACCGAAGGTAAAGGTGATAGTAAAAAATTGTACATAGAAGGAGTATTTCTTCAATCAGAACTAAAGAACCGCAATGGACGTATGTATCCATTCTCAGTTCTACAGAAAGAAGTCAATCGTTATAACGAAGAGTACATTAAAACATCACGTGCTCTTGGTGAGTTGGGACATCCAGACGGACCTACGGTTAATTTGGATAGAGTTTCTCATAGAATTGTATCTCTTGCAGAAGATGGTACAAACTTTAGAGGTAAAGCACAAATTTTAGATACTCCAATGGGTAAAATTGCATCATCTCTACTAGGTGAGGGTGTAAAATTAGGTGTTTCATCTAGAGGTATGGGTTCTATTGACAAACGTGAAGACTGTAACGTAGTTATGGATGACTTCATGTTAGCAACAGCTGCAGATATAGTTGCTGATCCTTCCGCACCTGATGCTTTTGTTAATGGTATCATGGAAGGTAAAGAGTGGGCTTGGGATAATGGCATACTAAAGGAGACTAAAGTTGCTAAATATCAGAGTTACATGAACAATGCAACACGCAAAAACCTAGAGGAAAGAACACTGAGAGTGTTTGAAGATTTCCTTTCAGGTTTGTAATTAACTAAATAAACATAGATTATTCACAGTAATTTCAGGGAAGACTTACGATGTCAAATACATTAAACGAAAAGTTTGAGGAATTCGCCACCGAGCAGGCTGATGTTCTCAAAGAATATCAGGATCCGATGCCAACAGTAACTGCAACAGTAGTTCCTGGTACTGGTTCCGAACCAACTCAAGTTTCGGGTGATCCACAACAGGCTTCAAGCGGAAAGGATGAACCATCAGGTTCTGATCCTAAAGTTCCAGAGGCTGTTGCTAACGGACAATCAAGAAATGATTTGGGTGGATCCCAGTCACCTCCTCTTCATGCTGCTAAAGGTGAAGGTGAGCAAAATCCTGGTGCTAAGGCATCCGCACCTGTATCTCAGGACACTAGTGTATCATCCCCATCTGGTAAACCAGGTGACGAAGCAGGTCCTAATTCCCTAGGTGCTGAAATTACAAACGGAACTTCTAAAGGTCCTGATGTGAAGTATCCAATTAAACCATCGTTTGAATCTGTGGATGTATCCGACGATGTAAAAGCCCTCCTTGAGGGAACAGAACTCTCTGAAGAGTTTGCTGAGAAAGCAAAGACTATCTTTGAAGCTGCTATCAAAGCAAAACTTGCAGAAGAGTATGACAAGATTGTAGAACATTTCGCTAACGAATCTGCTGAGAAGATATTTGCTGCTCAGTCAGAACTCGCAGAAGAAGTTAACGGAACTGTAAACTACGCTGTGACTCAATGGCTTGAGGAGAATCAATTAGCTGTTGATCGTGGTATAAAGAATGAGATTACTGAAGACTTTATGATAGGTCTTAAGAGTCTCTTTGAAGAGCACTACATTTCTATCCCAGACGAGAAAGTGGATGTGGTAGAAGGTATGGCTGAATCAATTCGTGAGATGGAAGAAAGACTAGACGAACAGGTCAAGTCCAATGTGAAACTTCAAGAACGTCTAAACGAGTCTGCAAGAATAACTATACTGAACACTGTTTCAGAAGGATTGGCAGATACTCAGAAAGACAAACTCAGCAAACTTGCTGAAGCAGTTCAATTCGTATCAGAGGAAGATTTTACCAAGAAGGTAACAACTTTCAAGGACGCATATTTCTCAGAGAAGAAAACTGTGGCAACGTCAGAAGTTGCTGATGAAACCCCAGTAGAGGGAGTAGAAGCATCTAATACAAATCCAGCA